ATGTCTGAGGCTATTTCTAGCCTTTCATGGGACGTGATACAGGAGTTGCCCAATGGCGACCGCCAAAAAATGCCCTCACACCCAGTTGCCAAGGCGCTACGCTCTCCGATGCCGGGAATGTACAACGGGAACACATGGTTTGAAACCATGCAGGCGTGGAAGACCTTACGGGGCAACGCCATCTCTTTAATTATCCGCAATGGAGCGGGAACACCTAAAGCCCTAAGACATTTTCCTTTAGATCAAGTTACGATTGACTTTGACGCGCCCCGCCAAATGACGTATTACACGTTTTGGGATCGCCACACCAACAGCAACATCGTAGCGGAGGCTGCCGATGTGATTCATATCCGCTCGATGGTATGGGACACTGAAAAGGGCTGGGGGAAGTCACCTATTGAGGTTCACCGGAATTCCATCGGCCTGCACTTGGCGGGTCAGGATTATATGGGCGGGATCATGAAAAACGGCGCGCACATTCCAGGTGTGTTGCAGACTGACGCAAAGTTAACTCCTGAAGCGGCTAGCACAATGTCTGCGGCGTGGACGGCTCGGTTTGGTGGTGCTGGCAATTCAGGCGGTACACCAGTTTTGCAACAGGGCATAAAGTACCAACAACTAAACCTCACTCCTGCCGACGCGCAATGGCTAGAAGTCAACAACGCAACCATTCAGGACGTGGCAAGAATTTTCGGGGTGCCCCTGCATATGCTGGGCAGCCTTGAGCGGTCAACGAATAACAATATTGAGCAACAGGCGCTAGAGTTTGTCACGCAGACTTTGCGCCCCTTGGCTAAGGTTTGGGAGGCAGAGTTCAACAAGCTGTTTACGCCGCGAGATCAAGGCAAAATCTACTTCAAGTTCGACCTTAATAGCCTGCTTCGCGGTGACGTGAAAGCCCGCTCTACGCTATACGATACGCTCCTGAAGTGGGGTGCTGTCAATGTAGACGAAGTACGGAGGCTGGAAGGCTGGAACGCAATCTCTACGGGAGAGGGCAAAACACACCTATACCCCGTCAACATGGCCCCCTTCGATAAGCTGGGCCAGCAAGAACAAGGCGCTGAAAATGCCACAAATCAAATTACTGATGGAGAAGAGGAATAAACCAGCTTTTGTTGAGCCTGCAATTTCCCGCCGTTCGGCAAACTTTGAATTTCGCATGGTGGAAAGCGATACCGGAGTACGGACCATTAAGGGTCACGGCTCTGTGTTTGACAGCCCATCTGAAGACCTTGGTGGTTTTCGGGAGATCATCCACAAGGGCGCTTTTGATGAGGCAATCGCTAACTCAGACGTTCGGTGCCTTATCAATCACGAAGCAAACCTAATCCTAGGCCGTAACACGTCGGGAACGCTTCGCTTATTCATCACCGATACCGGGCTAAGTTACGAGTGTGACCTACCAGATACCACCTATGCCCGCGACCTGACGGTTAGCCTTGACCGTGGCGACATCTCCCAAAGCTCCTTCGCCTTCACGATGGATTGGGAGAAGGAAGGTACCAGAGAAGACGGCGGCAACTACGAATACCGCTACAACAAAGGAGACGACAGCTGGACGCTCCATATCTACAAGGTGCGGGAACTTTTCGACGTGTCTCCGGTCACGTACCCAGCCTACAAAGATGCTGATGTACGAAGCGCTGTAAACGGCTTACAAGCCGCAAAGCAACGCCGTGACGCAGCCACACAAGCAACCATCGACGCAGAACAAGCCGCGCTTGACGCAGCTAAGGCCGACATCGAAGCAGAAGACGAGGTTTTCGCCGTCGAACACGCCGAAAGACAGCGGCAAATCCAAATTAACAAGAACAAATTTTAACCTAAAACCTGTCGGCTACCGGCAGACAAACAAGTGCATTATGAAACCAGAAATGGAACTCTTAGATGAGCGCAACCGACTGGTTGCATTGCAGGAAGACCTTGCAACCCGTACCAATGGCCGCGCCCTCGCAAGCGACGAAAGCGAGCAGTGGGACAAGATTCAAGCCGACATTGACATCACCCAAGGCCAGCTTGAGCGCAACCGTCAGGTTAAGCGTAGCAAGGAGCTGATTGCTGACGCTGCTGCTGAAGCACGTGGCAACCGCGCCCCCGCCGATGCCCAGGTTGGCAACGAAGGCGGTAGCGAGGCTTACACCCGCGCTTTCGACAAGTGGATGCGCCGTGGTCACGGTTCAATGACCCCCGAAGAGCGGGCCGTATTGATTACCCGTGGAACAGACGCTCAAACGACCGTAACCGACAACCTTGGCGGCTATGCCGTCCCTGAGTCTTTCGGTGACAAGCTGATTATGGCAATGGCCGCTTTCGGTGGTATGCTGGAAGTGTCTGACGTTGTTCGCACCTCTAACGGTGCCTCAATGCCTTTCCCTGTGATCAACGAGACGGCTATTAAAGGCCGCTTGCTTGCAGAGAATGCAGCCATGGCCGTGAAGGATGTAGCCTTCGGAACCGCCAACCTCGGCGCTTACGTCTACACGTCTGACATCGTGAAGCTGTCCTACCAGCTGATTCAGGACAACGCAGTCAACCTTGAGCAGGTCTTACTTCCTCTGCTGTCCAACCGTTTGGGTCGGATCGTAAACGAGCACCTCACGACCGGCGACGGTTCAGGCAAGCCCACTGGCTTCCTGACTACTGCGGGATCCGGCAAGACGGCAACAGCCGTTGCAGCCTTCACCCGTGGAGAACTGATTGACGTGCAGCACAGCGTTGACAGCGCCTACCGTGGCACTGCTCGGTGGATGTTCAACGACACTACCCTTGCCGCTATCCGCAAGCTGTCAATCGGTTCTGCCGATGATCGTCCGCTGTGGCAAGCAGGTATGCAGGTCGGTGCTCCTGACCTTCTCGAAGGCAAGCCCTACACCATCAACAACGATATGCCCGACGCAGCCGCAGGTACTACGCCTATTGCGTTCGGTGCCTTCGAGAACTACCGCGTCCGCATGGTAAAAGATGTGACGATGATGGAAATGAACGAGCTGTACAGCGCCAACCTTCAGAAAGGTTTCGCCGCTTACACCCGCGTTGATGGCGCTTTGCTTGACACGACTTCTATCAAGAAGCTGACAATGGCCGCATCCTAATGAAAATTAAGATGCTAGAAGGAATGACCGGTCCCCAAAGGACTTGGTATTCAGGTGGCGTGTATGAAGCGACGCCAGAAGAGGCTAAGAAATACGTCGCTGCTGGTATTGCTGAATACGTAGGAAAAGCGGAGGGTGCCAAACCCTCCGCAACCCCTGCAAAGCGCAGCACTAAAGCTACTTCTAACCGGGCGAAAGCCTCAGAAAAACGATAAATGATAGGTAGTTCTCGCTACATAACAACACTTGACAGCGCCGCAGAGCCGGTTACGCTCGCAGAAGCAAAAGCACAGTTGAGGGTCGATTACGACACCGACGACGCGCTTATTAATATCCTGACTTCTGCCGCGCGTCAAGACTGCGAGAACTACCTATATACTGCGCTAATCAATCAGCGCCGCATTGCCTTATTCGATTGCTTTGGCGACCTGACAACGGTCGGGCCTGTCATTGCTGTCGAGTCGGTGCAATACCTGAATGATCTGAACGTGTGGACGACCGTTGCCGCAACTGATTACCGCGTCATCGACGACGTGCTGTTGCGAATTGCAGCGGTTGAGCCTTGGCCTGTTGACATGGCTACCGGACCCGGCACGGTGAAGGTCACTTACACCTGCGGACCTAACAGCGGCACGGTTAGCCCTGTCGTCATAGGTGCCATCCTGCTAAAGGTCACTGACGCTTATACGAACCGAGAAAACCCCACCCGCGCAAAGCGGACCCTTGCTGATAATATGCTTGACTTAGAGCGTATACAAACCTTCAGCTAATGGATGTAGTGGGCAGAATGCGGGAACGGCTAACGGTGCAAGAGTACACAGCAACACGCGACAACATGGGCGGCGTAATTGAAACCTACGCAGACAAGTTTGAGACTTGGTGTGGTGTAAAATTTCTGACGATAGCAAGTGACGAAAAGGTACGGAGTGAGCAGCTAACGAGCCGCACATCTGTACAGTTCACCATCCGGACGCAATCGGGAGTAGTCAGCGCCGCAGATCGGATAGTGTTCAAAACGAAGATTTATGAGGTTGACGCGGTTGTACCGTCTGGCAATTTCCTGGAGTTTCAAACACTTGAGTGCTACCAGATTTCGGAATTTAAAACTGCCGCTTAATGCCTACGCCAGGAAACGCCGGTGAAATTAACCGGGAGATAGAAGCATGGCTAAAGAAGGTTGAAAAATCGGTTAGCGACTACAGTAAACGGGACCGTAGAAAGATTCTAACAAGGGCTGCAAGGCCAGTAGTCAAGTCGGCGCGAAGGTTAGCCCCTGAGTCTGATAAACCGCACTACCGTAAAGAGGGCACTAAGAGCATCAAGTACAATCCCGGTAACCTGCGAAGGTCTATAAAAAGGCTAACGCTAAAGAAATCGCAAGACGCTTTTGTAGGCCCCCAATTTCGAAAGGAAAAGGTGGCTGAATACGGCGGACCGGGACAACCCACAGACGCTTACTACGCCGCAATGATCTACGGATCAGCGGCAGCATTTAACCGCAGAGTATTAGCTCCGGCCCTAAGCCAGAGCGCACCAGCTATAAGGAATGAGGTATCAGCCGCAAGCCTTGCAGCAATTAAAAGTCGCGCACGAAATCGCGGCATAAAAACGAACTAATGAATCCAGAAACAGGAGTATACGAATTGCTTTCAACGAATACATCGCTAACTGCGCTGGTAGGCAGCAAGATATACCCTGTTACGGCCCCTGAGAACACGGCAACGCCTTACGTGGTGTATAGCCAGTTGGAGGAACAAGAAACGCTGACACAAGACGGACCAGCCCCTAACGGGTGGGTTTTTCAAGTAACGACGGTTGGCAAAAACAACTTCGATTCTAGCGCCGTAGCCAGATTGGTAAAATCGGCATTGAGCTGGAAAACGCAATTGCTGGACAGCGGCGAAACAATAAGAACGGTATTCGATGATGAGCTAAACGCCTCATTCGATGATGAGCAAAAATACTTTCAAACAGTGCAAGAATACAAAGCACGTAAAACCTAAAATTAACAAATTATGGCTACCGCAGGAGTAATTAATGGTACAAACCTTCGATTCTACGTCGCTGGTGATGTTGTGGGACACGCAACCAGTTGCACGATGTCCCTTTCAATGGAAATTCGGGAAACCCTCGATAAAGACAGCGTAAGCGGCTATGCAGGCGGCGCAGCGGGTCAGCGTTCTGGCAGTTTATCTTTTGAGGGCTTAGGCTCTGAAGATATAGTGCTTAATGCCGCTGATGTTGCGAGCATGGCAACCCTTCTGACGCAATTTTCAAGCGATACCGCTTTTGCATGGAAGTTCACCACAGACGCAACCGGCGATGTATCGGTAACTGGAAACGGCCTGATTTCTGACATTTCAATCAGTGCCGCAGTGGAGGAAAACGCCACGCTTTCCGGTACTGTGACCATGATTGGCGCACCAACCTTCGGTACAGTCGCATAATCCCATAAAACACCAACCCCATGAGTACAGTAAATTTCAAAGGGCAGGATTGGCCCGTCCGGTTTGACTTTTCAGCCATCAAACGCACCCTTCCTCTATTCGCCCTCAAGTACATGACGGACGTTGCGAAGTTGGAGGCTAAGATGGCTGAAGAGTTCCCGGTTGACGCAATGGCCCCCTTCATTCATAACGTTGTCCGCTCTGGACTTCGCTATACAGGGGATGAGCGCGAATGCCCCACACTGGAAGACATCGAGGATGCTATTGATGATAACATGGGCCTAATCGGTGACGCTGTTAATGCAATCGCTGAAAAGAAGGTAGAAGCCAAGGGCGAAGCGATCCAAAAGACGCTGCCAGCAAAAAAGAAGAAGCCGACCTCCAAGCCTTAGCGCTTGGGGTACTCGGCTTGTCCCTTGCTGACTTTTTCGACCTGACACCTGGGGAATTGATTTCTGCGATTTCTGAGTTTCGGAAGCAAGAGCGGGTAGGGTGGAGGCAAACGCAACTATTGATGTTCGCATCCATGCGCCCACATTACAAGAAGCTTTCGCCTAACGACTGCATGGCCCTGCCTTGGGACACGCAAGAAAGCAAGCCAGTTATAGCAGAGATAGACAAGGAGAAGGCCGCTGAAATAGTGCGGAAGATGGACGAACGCGCTAAACAAGAATACCTAAACACCCTGAACTAATGTCGAGAAGTGATTTGAGCGTACGGATAGGCACAGACCTTAGCAACCTTAACAAGGGGCTTGACGGTGCATTGAAGGGGCTTAAACGCTTTGGCTTCAAGGCGGAGAGTATTGGGCGCGATCTTACGACGCGTATATCCTTGCCGCTCATAGCGCTTGGAGGTGTTGCAGTCAAGACGTTTGCAGAGTTTGACCGCTTAGAAAAGGGCTTGTCGGCCCTGAACGGATCCGCAGAGGGCGGCGCTAAGTCCTTCAACCGGCTTAACGCTATTGTCCTTGACACGCGGACCACGTTAGACCTTAAAACGGCAGCGCTGGGCGCTCAGAGACTTCAGGGCGCTGGCTTAAGTGCTGCCTTTGCGGAGCGGACAATTAAACAGCTGGGTATTGCTGCTACGGTGTCCGGTTCATCTATTGACGATGTAGGCGGGGTGCTTAGGCAGTTCACACAGATCATCGGTAAAGGCAAGATTGAGCAGGAAGACATGAACAGTATCCTTGACCGGATGCCTGCCATCGGAGCACTTATAAAAGAAGAGTTTGGTGGCGTTACCGCTGAAGCTATACGGGACACCGGCATATCAATGGAAGAGTTTGTTTCTCGAACGGTTAAAGCCATCGAAACAAACGAATCATTCCAAAACGTACAAGGCGGTTTAGCCAAGTCGTTCGAGTCGTTCGCTAACGCGGTACAGGTAGGTATTAGGCCACTAGGAGAGACTATTGCAAAGGTGCTTAACCTTGAGCAGAATCTACAACGCTTAGGCGACTTTGTAACCAATGCTTCGAAAGCCTTCGCCGATCTAAATCCTAACGTTCAAAAGTTTATTATTTACACGGCTCTGGCTGCTGCTGCGGTCGGCCCGCTTACGTTCGGATTGGGCGCGGCTGCTAAGTCGTTACCGCTGTTGATTTCGGGATTCAAATTATTGAGCGGTCCGCTTGGTAAAGTAGGGGGGTTGTTGGGTGTTGTGTTTAGCGCCTTTGCCCAATTAGGAAGCGGAAGCATCATTCAAAGAGTCCTTGGGTTTATAGGGGTTTTTATTAAATCAATAACCAGCCTTACCACAGTCATGGCGGTGCTGACAAGTCCTATCACTTTAATCATTGCGGCGATTGCGCTCATAACAATTGCCTTCATAAAAGCCTACAAAAATAGCGGCTTTTTCCGGCTGCAATTAGATAGGGTTGCACAGGCGCTTTACCCGATCACGGAGAGCATTAAAAACCTAGTTCAAAAGATACTACCTGATTTCTCCTTTTCCCTTTCTGGATTAGGAGAAGTATTTAATGCTGTGTTCGCAGTGATAGCGGGCGGTATATCCTTTGTTGTTGAGGGCTTTATTGCTATTATAGACACCATTAAATTAGTGGCTGGTGCGGCATCTGACATTTTTGCTGGAGAATTCAAGGCGGCTAATAACAAGCTCTCAAAGAGCTTGTTCAATCCTGCCGTCGTAGCAAGGACTGCTGCTGATGCGGCGAAGGCGGCGGCTACTGTATTTAGCCAAACCTTAGCGGGGGAGGACACCAGTACTGCGCTTGGGAGTAAAGGATCGGGGCCAAGGTCAACAGCGACACCGGGCGGCGACGGAACAGAGCTTTTGGGATTAGGCGGCGGCAGTGGCGGAGGCAACCGAAACACCGCTAACGCCATAGAAGCTATTGACTTCGGCGCGGTAACGGAATTATCAAGCAAGGCACGAAAAGAAATAGGCGCGTTTTTCAACGAGTTCGTTGTAGGCGGCACAAACGTTGAATTCCTGCAAAGCAAGTTTGACGGCTTAGAGATAAAGCAGATTAAAGGCTTGGATCGGGTAACAAGAATGCAGGAGGTCTTCGAGGAATTGGGGAAAGAATTAACGGATGGGCTAGGCACGGCATTTGAAGAAGTAAATAAGAAAGCTAAATTCTTCGGAGATGGGTTTGACCCACTGGCAGCAAAAATAAGCCTAGCAAACGAGGCCTTAGCCCAGGCTTACGAGCAAGACCTTCCAGCGACAAGCGAGGCTGTCACAGCACTAAAGAATGATATTGCAGAATTAACGATAAAGCAAGAGGAGCAAAGCGAATCCCAAAAGAGAGGAAACGAGAAACTAGCAATTACAAAGTCTTTTTACGAGTCGCTAGGAATCACTTTCAATAAGGTGTTCGAGGCGTTTACGTCAGGCCAAAAGTCGCTTGCCCTTGGAATAGCCGCAGTGGCTGGTGTGGCAGAGTCTGCATTTGACTCGATGGCTAGTGGTGCCGTCAGTTTCGGGGCTGCACTTGCAAGGGCCACTAGGTCTATAATTGGAAGTTTCATAAAGCAGGGTGTTGCCGCCGTCGTTTCTGGTGCGCTTACTAATGCGGCGTTTCTCGGCCCTTTGGCAATACCAATTGGCGCGGCCGCAGGTGCAGGGGCAAACGCATTGTTTCAAGGGCTTTTAACCTCGCTCAACATTCCAGCCCTCGCAGACGGCGGTATCACCACAGGCGCTCAAATTGCCCTTATCGGTGAAGCAGGCCCGGAAGCGGTCGT